ATCGAGCTTACTTGCTCCACCCAGTTGCTACCGCAAGGTAGCGATTGACCGATTTGGGGACCGAGTCCATCACAAGACCGTCGCGAGACGTCTTGGGATGGGCCCACCAGTAGCCAGACTTGCTCAACGCCTCGCGGCGTCGATCAAGCCTTGACCACGGAGTCCCCGACTGTACTCCTTTTGCGCTCTTCCACGTGTTCGCTTTCCGTTTAAACGCTCTCTTCACTTCTGACGATATGTCAAAAGGCGAATAGATCGCGGCAGGAAGCGGGACTGGTCCGCACCAAAGTTCGAGCTGTCGTGTTGCCACGAGAGTCCGTTCTTTGAGCGCGTCCCAGACAGGGCCAAGGTTGATCCCCTTTCCATGAAAGGGAGTCTTCCCGGCCCGGACTAACACGTGAGGACGGTCTTCACCGTGGAACTCACCCAAGAATCTGGATTCGACATTGGCAGCCGCCAATGGCCAATAACAGGTCTTGAGAACGTTCCATGGCATCGATGGTTCGTCATAGGAATCCGCTGCTTGCCCGTAAAGGTAAGCCGCGAGAGCCCTCCTGACGACCGCCGGTTGAGGACCGACCTTTGAAGGGTCGCCCTTCCTACGAGGGAGGCCCAACCCGCCGAAACGGCGAGGTACGTCACCATAGAAACCGTGTCTACGAGCCCAGGACCATATGTCCGGGTGCAGGCACGCGACTACACGACGTACTCGCTTAAAGCGAGCCAGGTCTCCCCCAGCGATGGCTTCTGAAGCCGGCCCGATCGCCGCCCACCAGGGCACGATCTGCTTGTCACCCGGTAGTCTAGTGGGACGGACCAACCCTCTGAGAGGGATGGACCTGGACCACTTGACACCCACCACCCACTTGGAATTAACCAAGGGGGAGGGTCCTCGGAAAGAGGATGGCAAGAAGGCTGACATCAGATGCGGACGCGGACCCCGCGCGCGTTGTTCACGCTTCCGAGCGTGGCACAACCAGGCACAGTCTTCAGTGAAGACAAGCGCTCTGTCAGAGACAAAGTGCTTGCCCGCTGAAAACTTAGCCCCGCACGTGCGAGCCGCATGGTGATAAGCATCGATCGCCTTGACCGGCCAATGGCCGACCAAGTCGTCTCCGCAAATCGCCGTGCGTTCAAGCACGTCGCGCACTAAGGGTCCCGTGACGGAACGAGCCGCCTCGTCTACCCAGAACAACTGGGTCAGGGAGAGGAAGCACCACGTGAGCGGAAGTCCCATAAGGATTCCACGTTCAGTGGTGATTATCTCACCCCAGGGGTACATGATACGCTGAGGTCCCGTTAGGTACCTCATCGTCTCAGACGCCCAGTCCGAGAGCGGCCGGGCTTCGAGGATCCCCTCTACGAGGGCCCCGATCAAATCGCGAGGAAGCAAGTCAGACGCTGCTGTGAGGTCAGAAGAAACTACTTTGTAGTTCTTCGACCGAACAGGGCGCCTGAAGGCTTTCTCGACGGCTGATCGGTGCTCTCCGGAGAGGACCAACGAAGACCGTCCGTCACGCCTGAGCCCCGCAAGGAGCCAGGGTCTGATCAGTTGGCCCATGGCCACGACCGGACCCCTGCTCTTTGTTACTATACGGGATTTCCACCCTCTCTCCGGAACTGACAAAGCCAGTGACGGAGGGATGCGGCATCCCTTATAGTCCTCCCACATTATGTTAAGGCCAGCTATCGAGACTGCAAGGTCATCGTAGCCACCTAACACAAGGTCGGAGGCGAGCTCAGGGTATTCCTGCCTAAGTCCGCGGTTCGCGCGTTTGAAGCCGATGTCACCGTCGACGTCTGAGCGTAGCTCAAACATCTTCGACGACAAGCCACCTTTTGAGCGTGAGAATTCGTAGCACGATGAAGCTGAAGTCCCGAGAGGGACGATCGGCAACACCGGATCTAGGAATTCAAGCGCCCATTTGGAGGCGAACGACTTCGCACGTGCAAGCACGTCGGATGGAGTCTTGTGAGGTTCGGAAAGCGCATCACGATGTCCAAGTAAAGACTTCGTTGATACGAATTCATTGCCCTTCGGGAGTGCTCTGCCAATGTATGACATTTGCAGAGCCTTCTCGTCGGAGTCAATGAGAGATCGGAACGGTCCCCTAAGGAACCGAGCCAATCCCCCGCGCCTATCTTTGATGGCGACACCTTCAATTGCATAACGGCGGAGCTCGCTAGAGCTTTCCTTTATCCATTTGATTGCGTTGCTAACACCTTCAAAGACCGCTTTGTGCACGATAAAGTGCGCAAGGCGGACAAGACCACAGGCAGCATCACGCCCCGCCGGGGTCGTCAAATCTAAGGTTTTCCAACCAGATGCGACGATACCTGAAACCACAGCGAGCCAAGCGTCTGCAAGAGGTATAAAACTCTTCAAGCGCTTCTTGCTCGTACCGTGGTTACGGCGGGGAAGGAAGGATAGGAGTACAGAAAGAAGGCCAGGATCCCGCGTGAACGCGTTCACCCGGACCTCTTTCATCAGTTTCAAGGTATGAACCCCCCCATTGGGGCGGGTTTTCATACCAAGGCGTGCTGACGAAATGATGGCCTTCGACAGTGTTAGTCCCGAAAGGGAATAAACACCACGATGTTGGCTATCATTTGTCAG